AGTTTCTCCGTGTGTTCCTTCAAGAACATCTTTTATACTTTGTTTGAATGTATTATAATTATTTCCACTCAGATAACCATGGAAAGCAGCCTTACATGTAGTCCAGTCCATAGCAGTTACATTAAGACCCATCTTAAATACTCTGTGATTAAGATTTTTTATAGAGAAAGGTTGTCCTTTATAAACCATAAAATTCTTGTAACCCTTATTATGATTCTTATAATCTTCGAATACCATATCTACATAGTTTTCCCAGTAATTCATATGGATAGCATCATAATCTATAAGTTCTTCGGGCAGAAGTTTTTCAGCCACTTCGGTCATAATATTAACATCATCTGCACAGCCACTGTCTTTAGTCGGAACTACTCTGTGTCTCGGAACACCTATACAATCACCAGGGAACTCTGGTTTATCCCACAAATATGTGTTAGATGTGTATATATAACCATGTGAAATTTTTGAAGGTATCGGATGAATCGCAGTGAATATACTGATGACTTGGTTTAGGTTCCGGAATGAACTATTGAAACCGACTACTATAGTAAGCCTTGTAAATGGCGGGAGATCTGATACTTGATTTCCGACAAGTTCAAACTTGTGATTCAGATACATCGGAGATGAGACATCATCAATACCGTCACACTGATAAAGTCGCTTCGGCAACATCTTTGCTGTCTTCTCTATATATTCAGCATCTTTATCACGTTCTCTGATAAGTATGAACAGACCTATATAGTTCCTATAATTTGTCATAAAATCATTGGAACTGTCAGATTCATTACTTATCTCTTCCGAATTTTCTATATCATCATCTGTAACTACATCCTTGAAAAAATCTTCATTCAGAACCATATCAAAATAATAGAAATCATCATTTCATTATTTATCAAAGAAAAGAAAAACGATGCATTTCTTTAAAAGAAACACATCGTCTGAAATTAATATATTTGATAAAGAATTATGCTCCTGGGTTGTACAAGTCATATACACTCGTATCTAAGATTCCTATGCTTGTGTTAATGATATCAATGCTTGTGTCAATTGCATCAAGTCTGTCATTCGTTGTTTGCATATCAAGAGCACTAATCAATTGTTCTATTCTGTTAATACTACCGTTAGCAATACCCATACTTGCATTCAAGAAATAAAATATATCTGCCCATGTCCTTTCAAGTTCTGGTTGATATACTTCAATAATCCATTTCACTGAAGCATCTATACTGTTTATACTTGAATTTGCATTATTGATTTTTGTCAGAAGTGAATTTATAGAAGCATTGACTGATGCATTTATCAAACTCATAGCATTGTTCACACTTGTATTCATTGTATTGACAAGATATGTACTTGTGTTGTTTATGCTTGTATTCAGAGATGTTATCATGGAGTTAAACTTATTGTTCACTGATGTATTGATAGCATTGATACTGGTGTTAAGAGTAGATATTGTACTATTAAACTTAGTATTGACTGAAGTATTGACTGCATTTATGCTGGTATTCAAATTCTGAATAGTACTATTGAACTTAGTATTGACACTTGAGTTTACTGCATCTATTTTTGTATCTAAACTGCTTAATATGACATAACCGCCTTTCTGTGACAAGCCTATTGATGAATCCTGATTAGTAGAAGAACATAAATCAGATAATGTAGAAAAATAGAATTCCTGTTCTCCAAACAGAACAATTTTATTGTTCGTTCTGTCAACCAACATACTTTCTGATACATCAGGAAGTGTCTGTATATTGTATTCTCCAGTTGCTGAATAATAGAAATGAATCATTGCTTCAAGTAAATTAAAAACGCGTTTTTGTATTTATCTCAACATCGGAAATTTTTTTGAATAATAGAAAAACAATCTAACTTCATTGATATGAAAAATGAACAATTTCAGGAAATATCATCTAATTGTGCATCCTAATCTATGATATTTTCTGGAGCAAAATCACTGACTTTCGCTACCATTCGGGGCGGAGTACTGGTAAATCTCCAGTTTCCAGTCTTTTTGAACTCTCTGATAAACTGATTAACACCAGGAAGTTCACCAGAATGGTCTTCTATATAAGGAATCAGTTCAAAAGAATATTCATATCTCGACTCATATATAGAATCATTGAAAAAATATTTCTCTGCCGAAGGATTATTGATAATTTGATTAGCGCATCTTTCAATATCTATATCATTAATAGTCAATTCAATATCAGGATCATTATCAGGATTATATAATTTGACAATAAAATTAGTTATGTCTGTATCCTTCATTGCTCTTGAATATAATACATTATATTCTTCATCATTTTCATTTTTCTTTGTAATAATTGTAATAGAAACAAGAGATGTCCACAAATAAAATAATACTTTATACAAATCTGTCTCAAAATAATACAGACTATCCTTATGGATATAGCAACGACATTTCACTCCTTTACACAGAGATCCAAGATAGTCAGTTCTTGATTTTATTAGTTCTTCTTTAGCAAATTTACATTGCCCGGAATCTGTTATTTTGTCATTATTGTCATAAACTGTTACACTATGTCCGTCAAGATATTGCCATTTTGGATACTTATATACTTCATATGTCCAGTCACTGAATACTTTATAGTCAGTATAATCATTATGCTTATTAGACGAGAAGTATTCTGCTATTTTCTCTCTCTTGAATATATAATCTACTCCATCAAGCAGCCTGTTTGCTCCGAGTTCCTGATACTTACTCTTTGTTGCCCCATTTGGTAGCGTCTCAGTAACATCATTCTCAGACAATTTGATAGAAATGTTGATAGAATATACATTATTAATAAATTTAGTAATAGTCTTGCTACATTCATTAAGAATATTCAATAACTGCTGTACACCGGATTCCGAATAAGAGAATGTCAGAGATGTTTCAGTATAATTTGCACTTACTGGTTTTATATTAGTATATGTATATTCTTTATGTTTCTTCAGCACACTGATAAACGGAACCATATACATATTGTCTGGGTTGTAGTCTATGTCAGTCTTAAAAGTTACTGTGAAAGTATCATATTTTATATGGAATTTAGTATCCATATTCTATACTTTCCCATTCTCATCACATAATGCATTCAATGTACAGTTATATGAACTTCCTCCAGAAAGATTATTATTGAATGTTATTTTCTCTAAATGATTTTTGATTACATACTCATATAAAGGATGCTGTATGAACATTCTGTATAATGCATTAGGAACTACATATGCCTTGTTTCCGTTATCCAAATAATAGTAAGATTTCAAATCTTTGTTTCCTGGTGCATAAGTAGAACAGTCATATCCGAACAGCACATCCTGTCCATTGTACTTATATTTCTTGTTTGTTACCCACCAGCTGTCATCAACATAGTTCGCTTTCTTGTCAAAACTGATAGAACCGGCATTTATAAATATGACACCCCCGGAATGAGACATCAAGCCAACTACACCGGACGCAGAGAACTAATCATTATATTTCACTCTCGTTGTAGTATTAGTAGTGTCATATGCTTCATATGAATCACTTCCAATTTTTCCGAGAGATGTAGTATTATTCTGAATAGTTATATGCTTCAATGTATGTTTTCCGCTGTTTATTACATAATTGTCTTTAGTTATAGTACTACTTTCAATTACAAGTTTCTTCAATTTCGGAGCATAAAAAATAGCATCTTTAGCTAATGTATTGCTTCCTCTTACAGTCAAATTGACTAAAGAGGGAAGAGAATTGATTCCGAAACGTCCGATATTCACATTGTTCAATATCATATCTGTGACATTCGGTATAATACTCGTGCTTGAATTATATGCATTTATGGTTACTCCTGTGAAAGTTATAGAGGAATCATTATTATGTTGGAAGTCATATGTATTTAAATTCGTAGTACTAATTACAGCCATCTTCTGAAATGAGCAAATTTATATTATATTTATCAATTGGAGCCGATAAAATGCTGCTTATGACATACATTTTAGAGATTAGTGAAATAAATACAAAAAACAAGAAATTTCTTCTTAGATGGGTAACATATATGATTTGAAAATATTCAAATTAAACAGACTGAAGTATGAAGAACTTTGGGATGATGCTTTGAATTATATAAGGAAAACTTATAATGGTACTAAAGAACAGTTTACTATAGCATCACCATTCTCTCAATTGCTATCAGTAATCCTGCATATGGGCAGGATGATATTCTATTATATAGAAGATTCTGTTACAGGATTGAATATCAGAAGTGCATACAGACCGGACCAGATTCGTGGTCTTGCTCAGTTGGCAGGACATGATGCAGCACGTCCTATATCAGCAAGAGCATCTATAAGATTGTCTTATAAGAACAAGGGTGATATGGACTTAAACGGCAAAATCTGTTATATCCCGAACAAGACAAAAATTCAGTCAAAACTCAATGGTGCGTCATATGTTATCCTCTTCAATGCAGATACGGCAAAAATTACAATGAATGCCGGAAACTACATTGATGCCAACTTGATTCAGGGAACATTGAAATATCAGAGAGCAACAGGAACTGGTGAAGTTCTACAGTCATTCAATTTTAATGAAAGAAATTACTCTGAAATGGAAGAATATTTCATCAACATATATGTGAATGGAGAAAGATGGGATATCGTAAAATCTATTATTGATTTGGGATACAGACAGAAAGGTGTTGTAGTGAGAACCGGATTGACTGGTGGCATTGACGTGTTCTTCGGAAACTATGATATGGGTGAAGTTCCTCCAGCCGGTTCTACTATTATGTGTGAGTATATCATATCTGACGGTATGGCTGGAAACTTGTCAAAGTCATTCGTGAACAGCACTGATGATGCATGGCAGATTAATGGAAACGGTTATCTTGAAGACGGATCATCCATTTCACTTAATGACAATTTCATTATTAAGATGAATACATCTCTTATATTCGGTGCAATATCAGAAGATGTTACATTGACACAGATGATTGCTCCGCATGTATCTCGTTCATTCGTTCTTGCAAATGAGACCAATTATAGGTATTTCTTCAAGAGAATGAATATGTTCTCTACTATCGAGATTGTCAAGGGATATGCTACTAAAGATGCTAATGTTGCAGCAAAGATTATGTATGACCGAGCAGAGACTATTTACAATAATGCATACAACAAATGGCGTGCTGCTGTAGCACAATACGGAGAGACATCAAATGAAGCCAACGACCTTTATACAGATGTAGTGAATGCTCTTGACAATATGACTATAGCACAGAACAAAGTAGATGAGACAAACCTGAATGATAATACAGTTTATATACTGTTGATTCCTGATATCGCAAAACGGATAAGCAGCAGCCAGAATTATTTCAACTGTGATGAGAAACTTTTTACATTATCTGATGAAGAACAATATAACATATTACAGATGATTGAAAATTCCGGACAGAAAATCATCACAATGGAAAACAGAATGTTAGTTCCGAAGATTGCACGTTTTGCAGTGAATGCTAATATGAAATTATGGGAAGGATATAACAAGCAGTCTGTTTATACTGATTGTCTGTCAAAACTGTCTGATTACTTCATTGAACAGACAAGGAAAGATATGATTCCCGTTTCAGACATCACTGCATTATTCGAGGGTGTAGAAGGTGTGGATTCTGTAAAAGTGTGGTTTGATGCTGATGAAGCAAACCAAGATATCTACGGACAGAGGGGATTCTATGGAATTGATGAATATGGAGATGTAGTTTTAACTAGAACATATATATCATCATACGGAGTTACTAAAAAAGTTCGTGATATTCTTCCGTTATTCCGCGGTGGTTTCACAAATCTAGACGGCATTGAATATTCAGATGTGCAGTCACTTGAATATAATTCAGCATTCAATATGAATGTGACTTCTTATACTCATAATACAAAATTATCTCTGGATAATCCGGTTGATTGAAGATGATTAAGGAAATATATTGCAAACTGCCGTCTGACACAAACTATGAGAGACGGATCGAGACTGAAGATGAAGCCGAACAGATACTTCAACAGATAAAGATGGTACTTGGCACTAAACAGGGTCAGGTACTCGGTTCATACGACTTTGGCATAGATCTCCAGAAATACTTGTTTCAAATGCAATATTCACAACAGCAGATATTATATACAGTCAACACTGCCCTTGCCAGATATGTAAGGTTTGATACAGACAAATGGACTGTATATGCTGATGTATCTTGGGGACATGATGTAAGTGCTGGGTATGAATATGCCGTAATAGATGTAATAATAAACCAGAACAAGTGTCTCGGAATACTTGTTTCTCAAGAATAAAAATATTGACGATTATTATATATGCCCAGAATTAACAATATGACATCATTGAATGATACTACAAATCATATGTATGATGATTACAAAAGTCAGGGATATGCTTATGAAAGACATATTCTACAGAATGTGCTTTCTCCTGAGATATTCGCCAATAATATCACAGATACCCCATACAGACAAATTGAAAGATTGTTTGAATATCTTATAAATGCTGTCAGACAGATAAAACTGACATATGCTATAGCATTCCCTAAAAATTCAAAGTTGATTAATTAACAACATGAGAGATATAGGCATTAATTCATTGAAATTCTTTACAGGAGACGGAAAAGAGATTCTGATGAAGAAACAATATTCGGTTTGTTGGGAGATTATTCCAGCAGATCCAGTTTATTCTGCTTTCATCAAGAATCCGACTGGACATATAGAGTTGTACCCATCAAACAATCTCAACAATATGTTCAGTAATATACCTGATTCAAACGGTTATATTAAGACTTCTAAGATAGAAATCAAGAACAATATGACCTATATCGTTACTTTGTCTTCTTTTGAGAGAACTTCTATAAGATTCTACACAAGCAGCAATGTTGAGGAAACTATAGAAAATTTCAAGAAGAGCGATCTTGAACACGGATACAAGGTTTCAAACAATAACGGAATATATGAGATTCAGTTCAATTCTGATTTGGGTTACAAATATTTTGCTGTATATGCTTTAGAATCTGATTCTTATCACTCTGTCAAGGAGAATTCAAATAAAGCGAATGTAATTGTCGATGACTCAGGTCAGATTCGTAATCATGTTGAATTTTATCTGAAAGACGGAGAAGAGCAGTATCTGTATGATTCATTTGCTATTGCAAGGACAGGGAAATCAGAAGACATTCTTTCACGGATTTACCCAACTGAAACATATTATAC